CTGAATGCCTACCGATTTGCCCGTAAAAGCCTCTACGTTTCGGCGTGTGGGGCTTTTTCCAGTACTGCGGAAAACTACCGCTTTTGAAAAACAAGCCCACACGTGCGAACGTGGCGATTCCTTTTTTCCTTGGTGTATATTACACAAATACCTCGCTCGGATATAGCTGTATATTCTGGTACTTTAGCCGCTTGCTATACGCCGAAAGGTATGGTAATATACAGTTACCGAAAGGGAAAAAACCACGAAATTACGGATGCCCTGAGCCGAGGCAGGATGCTGCCCGAGGCGAACGGGTATGCCGACACAGGATTTTAGGAGGCTGGAAAACACAATGGTAGCATACGGAATCGCAAAGGCAAGAGCAATGGCAAACAGAACGGACTGGAACGAAAGAACCGAAATCACAAAGGCGGTCATCACCTGGTTCGATGCGGACTACGAATACGAACTGGAGATTGAAAACGAGGACAGGATGGACAACGAGGAGTTCACCGCATGGGTTGAGGAAAACGCAGAAAGCCTTGCAAAGGCAGATGCGGAGGAAAACGGAACGACCTTTGAGGAAATCGACGGCATTGACTTTACGGAAAAGGAAATCGATGACGATGCCCTTTTCGATGAGGAGTACGAAAACGCCTGCGAATTTGAATGGGTGACTCCCCACGGGGTGGGGAGATGTCCCGAAGGGACAGAGGGGACGGGCACCTGTTAGGTGTGCCAGACCGGACGGTAATCCAAAACCCATAGCCCAAGACCAAAGCCCCGAAAGGGGCTGCGGCTCGTACAGCCGCTGTGTTGCCCTTGTCCGGCGTGGTTTTGTTTCCTCCAAGTGTTTTTCCCTTTCCCACAAATGCCCCACATAGGGCAACGTGGGGCTTGCTTTTTTGGTTGGTATCATACACAATTTTCTGCCTTCCTCTTTGTGCAGAATATGCCGGAAATTTCGTTGACTTACCCTTGGTTTTATGGTAATATACATCATGCCGAAAGGCAAAAACAACGAAAACTGGAGGAAAAAACAATGTGGACAGAAGGAACAATTCAGGTAGGAACAAGCACTTTTCACTACTGGGTGAAACATTACGAGGAGCCTTCCACTTTTGGATATGAGGAAGGCAGAGCCTCGAAAATCTCCCTGCGGCGGAATGGCAAAACGGTGTTCAATTTTGACCGGGGCATGGATATTCCGCCGGAGGATGAAGAAACCGAAACTGCACTGGCGATCCTACTGAAACAGTACAACTGATTTTTCCAAAACCGAATTCCACGAGCCGGAGCCGAAAGGCTCTGGCGGTCGTACACCTAATTTTTGTTCGTGTATGGTACACAAGAAACCATAGAAATTTCGACGTTTTTTCTGTTCATTTAGCCGCTTGCTATCCTTGAATTTGTATGGTAACATGGCTACAATGGGAATAGAATCTCAATTACAAAAAAGCCCACCGGGGCATAAAAATAAATGATACAGACTTGCTTTTTGGCAGGTCTTTTTTGTTGAGGGAGGTGATGCAATGGCAAGATTTAAACCAACACGCTTTATGGCGGAAGATTCCAAATACAATAAAAAGGCGGCAGATTATGCTGTTTCCTTTATCGAATGCCTTAGTCATACCAAAGGCACATGGGCAGGAAAAAAGTTTGAATTGCTGGACTGGCAGGAACAGATTATCCGTGATTTGTTCGGCATTCTGAAACCGAACGGCTATCGGCAATTCAACACGGCTTATATCGAGATTCCGAAGAAAAATGGTAAGTCAGAACTTGCCGCTGCTGTTGCTCTGCTGCTCACCTGCGGTGACGGTGAAGAACGTGCGGAGGTGTATGGTTGTGCTGCCGACCGTCAGCAGGCTGCCATTGTATTTGACGTAGCAGCGGATATGGTGCGAATGTGCCCTGCCCTTTCCAAACGAGTGAAAATTCTGACCTCACAAAAGCGTATCGTGTACATCCCGACCAACAGCTTCTATCAGGTGCTTTCGGCAGAAGCCTACTCCAAGCATGGCTTTAACATTCACGGAGTCGTATTTGATGAACTTCATACGCAGCCGAACCGAAAGTTGTTTGATGTTATGACCAAAGGCTCCGGTGATGCCAGAATGCAGCCTTTGTATTTTCTCATCACCACAGCCGGAACGGACACTAACAGCATCTGCTATGAGGTACATCAAAAGGCAAAGGACATTCTGGAAGGCAGAAAGCATGATCCGACTTTCTATCCGGTTATCTATGGAGCAGATGAATCCGAGGACTGGACTGACCCAAAGGTGTGGAAAAAAGCAAATCCAAGTCTGGATAAGACCATCGGCATGGATAAGGTGGTGGCTGCGTGTAATTCTGCAAAGGAAACTCCCGGTGAAGAAAATGCTTTTCGACAACTGCGTTTGAATCAATGGGTAAAACAGGCGGTACGTTGGATGCCGATGGAAAAGTGGGACAAATGCAAGGTGGTTTTTAATGAAGAATTGCTTGCCGGGCGTGTTTGCTATGGCGGGCTTGACCTATCTTCCACTACGGATATTACAGCTTTCGTGCTTGTCTTTCCACCCACTGAAGATGATGAGCATTATTATATTTTGCCTTACTTCTGGCTGCCGGAGGAAACACTGCCACTTAGAGTAAGACGTGATCATGTCCCATATGATGTGTGGGAACGGCAGGGCTATCTGAAAACTACGGAAGGAAATGTGGTTCACTATGGCTTTATCGAAAACTTCATCGATGAACTGGGGCAGAAGTTTCACATCAAAGAAATTGCATTTGACCGCTGGGGTGCAGTGCAGATGTCGCAGAATCTGGAGGGACTTGGGTTTACAATGGTTCAGTTCGGGCAAGGCTACAAAGATATGTCACCACCGACCAAAGAACTGATGAAGCTGACCTTGGAACAGACACTTGCCCATAACGGTCACCCGGTTCTTCGGTGGATGATGGATAACATTTTCATCAGGCGTGACCCTGCCGGAAACATCAAGCCGGACAAAGAAAAATCCACAGAGAAAATTGACGGTGCGGTTGCCATGATCATGGCTCTTGACCGTGCGATTCGCTGTGGATGTGTGTCTGAGGAGTCGGTTTATGATTCAAGGGAGATGTTGATCATATAAGAAGGAGTTGATTTTTATGGGAATTTTCACCGGACTTTTTAAGTCCAGAGATAAGCCGACCAACAGCTATGACAGCCCCAGCTACAGCTATTTCTTCGGACGAACGAACAGTGGTAAGCGTGTCAATGACCGCACTGCCATGCAGCACACAGTGGTTTATGCCTGCGTGAGGGTTCTGTCCGAGGCCATTGCCCAGCTGCCATTACACGTTTACCAATATACCGAAAATGGAAAAGAGCGAGTGCCGCAGCACCCGCTCTATTTTTTGCTCCACGATCAGCCAAATCCAGAAATGACATCATTTGTTTTCAGGGAGACCTTAATGTCCCACTTACTGATTTACGGTAATGCCTATGCACAGATCATCCGAAACGGCAGAGGTGATGTTTTGGGATTGTATCCGCTGATGCCGGATAAGGTCAGAGTAGACCGTGATCAGCGAAACCATCTGGTCTACATCTACAGCCGCTACGATGAAGCCAATCCAAACCTGAAACAGCAGGGCGATATTGTCCTGCAGGCAGAAGATGTGTTGCACATTCCCGGACTTGGGTATGACGGCTTGGTGGGATATTCTCCCATTGCTCTTGCGAAGAATGCAATCGGTATTTCCCTCGCCTGTGAAGACTATGGTTCTACCTTTTTCGCCAACGGTGCCAGTCCATCCGGTGTATTGGAACATCCGGGTGTCATTAAAAATCCAGAGCGTGTACGAGATGCCTGGCAGCGTGCCTATGGCGGTTCTAACTCGCATCATACCGCAATTTTGGAAGAGGGCATGAAATACACGCCTATTTCCATCCCCAATAATGAAGCACAGTTTCTCGAAACCAGAAAGTTTCAGGTAGAGGAAATTGCACGGCTGTATCGAGTGCCGCTCCATATGATCGGTGACTTAGACCATGCAACATTCAGTAACGTGGAACATCTGTCATTGGATTTCGTGAAGTACAGTCTTGACCCATGGATTGTTCGTTGGGAACAGGGACTACAAAAGGCATTGCTTTCCGATTCGGAGAAAGGCAAGTATTTCATCAAATTTAATGTTGAGGGGCTCTTGCGTGGTGATTACGCATCGAGAATGCAAGGATATGCTACCGCACGACAAAATGGCTGGATGTCTGCTAACGATATTCGTGAACTGGAAGATATGAATATGATTCCTGCCGAAGAAGGCGGAAATCTCTATCTTGTAAATGGTTCATTTACAAAGCTTGCTGATGCAGGTGCATTTGCAAAGAAAAATGAAAAGGAGGAAACGACCCATGAAGAATAATCGTTTTTGGAACTGGGTATGCAATGAAGAAACCGGTGCATCGGAGATGTATTTGTACGGTGCCATTGCGGAGAGTACCTGGTTTGAAGATGACGTCACCCCCGCCATGTTCCGCTCGGAACTGCAAAAACACAGCGGTGATGTGACCGTCTTTATCAACTCGCCGGGCGGCGATGTGTTTGCTGCCAGTCAAATCTATACCATGCTCCGAAACCATCCGGGCAAGGTTACAGTCAAAATTGACGGCATTGCCGCTTCTGCGGCTTCCGTGGTGGCGATGGCTGGAGAAGAAACCTTGATTTCACCGACCGGAATGCTGATGTGCCACAATCCGATGACCTGTGCCATGGGCAACAAGGCGGATATGGAGAAAGCCATCGCACTTCTGGACGAAGTCAAGGAATCCATTATCAATGCTTATGCAGAAAAATCGCATCTCAGCCGCAATAAGATTGCAAGGCTGATGGATGAAGAAACGTGGATGAATGCAGAAAAAGCATTGCAGCTGGGATTTGTAGACGGCATTCTCTTTTCTAAAAAGA